GGGCGGTACTGATTTATTTATGCAGGAGTACCCTGCCAACCCATTAGAAAGCTTTTTAACTTCAGGTCGATGTTTTGTCGAAGATATTCATTTAACGACTTGTGAGAATGATTGTTATAGCCCTGACTTTATTGGGGATATGCTTGGCGGAAATATTTCTGCGAGAACCCACGGTAATTACAGGGAGTGGTATCCACCTTTAAGTGAGGACAGCTACACCATTGGGGTCGATGTCGCGGAGGGGTTGTCCTATGGCGATTACTCCTGCGCTCAAGTGTTAGATTCGCAGGGACGCCAAGTTGCGTCTTGGCATGGGCATATTGATCCGTGGGATTGGGGCAATATTGTATCGCAGATCGGTCAACGATATAACAACGCTTACATTGTGGTTGAAAGAAACAATCACGGTCTAACAACTCTGCGTCGATTGCAGGAATTATCGTATCCCAACATGTTTATTGAGCATTCAGTGGACGGTGCTTATTCAGACAAAATGACTAAACGAGGGGGCTTTTTGACTACCTCCAAAACCAAGCCGTTAATTATTGATAATTTAGCGGCATTATTGCGTCAAGGGCAGAGTGGCATTGCTGATATTGATCTTGTTAACGAGTTGAGAACATACATTATTGATGATAAAGGGGCTTTCAATTCTCAGTCAGGATGTTATGATGACAGGGTAATGGCTTACGCTATTGCCCTGCACGGACTTGCTTCTATGCCTAGACCAAGGCATCGCACGATACAACGGCGATTTAAGACGCTCGACCCAGTGACAGGCTACTAATGATAGAAGAAAAATCTACTATAAAAGAAGACGTTTCAGACGGTGTGCAAGATTTAAGCTTGCAGAGCCTTGGCGCTCGCCTATCAGAAACCTTTCAAGAATATAAGAACGCTCGTAAAGAAACTGAAAACGAGTGGTTAAAAGACCTTCGCCAATACAATGGGCAGTATGAAGCTGATGTTCTAGCGCGACTAGAAGAAGCTGGCGCTCGATCCAGAGTATTTGTAGGGCTTACCCGAACAAAGGTTATGGCGGCATACAGTCGTATTGTTGACCTGTTGTTTCAGCATGGTGATGCATTTTTCTCCGTTGAAGCAACGCCTATCCCCGATTTAGATCCGATGCAAGCAATGAAGATGCGAGAACTCGCTACTGCGGAGGTAATGCAAGCTTCGCAAATGCTAGACCCAAACATGAATCAAGATTTGATCATGGCTCGGATGCAAGAACTCGAAGTTGAGTTAAAGAAGGCTGAAAAAAGAGTTGCAGATGACGCGGCTGAATCGATGTCTATTGATATCCTAGACCAATTGATTGAGACCAACGCAGAGCAAAAACTTAAAGAAAGTATTTTAGAAGCCTGTATCTTTGGTTCGGGAGCCTGTAAAGCAGGGACAGTTCGCATAGATCGTAAGCAGTCATATTCAAAAATGGCAGATCCGGAAACAGGCGAAGAAGGCTATGCGCTGTCCATTATTGAACAGCCAATGCCTGAAGTAGAAAGCGTTTCAATTTTTGATCTGTATCCAGATCCCTATTGCACCTCATTAGATGACTGTGATGGGTTGTTCCGCCGCCACGTTCTAACACGCCGACAGTTTAGGGAACTAGCAGATCTACCTCAGTTTGATTCCTCAATGGTCAAGTATCTTTTAAAGACCAACCGATCCGGCAATCATGTGGAAGAAGAGCATGAAAGAACGAGAAGACGTATAGCAGGAATCAATGAGCATTCCGAATCTAATAGATTTGAGGTTATGGAGTTTTGGGGTTGTGTCGATGGTTACGAGCTAAAAGAGCATGGCGTAGAAATTCCTGAAGACGCAGATCTTTCGTCTGACTTTAATGCTTGTGTATGGATATGCAGTGGCAAGGTTATTAAAATAATGCTCAACCCAATTGCGGGTTATGACATCCCTTACCATATTTTCCCATACGAGCGTACACCGCACCAGTTCTGGGGTACAGGCGTACCTAGAATGATGCGTGACTCGCAGGGCACTATGAATGCCGCCACAAGAATTTGGCTAGATAATTTAGCCATGTCTTCAGCCCCAATGGTCGAAATTAATACTGACCTGTTAGCGGCTGGAGAAGATCCAACAGACATACATCCATGGAGGGTATTCCTTCGTGAGGGTGGTGATGGCTCAATGCCAATGGTTCGTTGGTATCAGCCGGTGGCTAACGCTAACGGTTTAAATCAAATTGTTGAGATTTTCCGCAGATTTGCGGATGAAACGACCAGTTTACCGTCATATACCCACGGTGAACAGACAGGCGGATTAAACAAGACAGCTACAGGCATGTCTATGTTGATGGGTGCGGCAAATGTTGCACTTAAGTCTACGATTAAGAATATAGATGACTTTTTAATGAAGCCAATGATTACCGGATTATTCCACTGGAATATGGAATTTGGCACAAATCAAAAATCAAAAGGCGATCTGAGGATTGTCGCAAGAGGAAGTACTGCTCTTGTCCAAAAAGAAGTACAAAGCCAGCGTTTATTGCAGTTCCTCTCGCTGGTATCAAACCCCATGGATGCTGGATTGGTGGATCGTAACCAACTACTGCGCGATATTGCTCAGTCAATGGATATTGATCCTGATGAAATTGTTAAGTCAGAGGAGCAATTAGCTCTTGAACAGCAACAACAAGCGGCACTCCAAGCTCAAATGCAACAAGGCGCAATCGCAAGCGGTAATGAGGCTCTCAACGAGCCAAGAATGGCTCCACCTCAGGGAGCTTTTTGAAGCCAGATTTGCGGATGCTCTAGAAAGGCTAGAGAAAGCTGACGAAAAGAATTTTAAGTTTGAGCAAGGCAGACTCTCCGAGTTACGTTTTTTGCTTGAACTTGAAACGAGCGCGAAAGCGCATTTAGACCACTCGCGGAACCTAAAAAGGACAACCGCAATAGACTAGCGAATATCCCTAATTTACATCAGGGACTCGAAGGAAAAAAATTATGTCAAGAAACGACCCAGATCGTCTAGAAGCAGAAGCTAATGAGTTGATGAAGCAAATGACGAAAGCTAAAGAAGGAACCCCAGAGACCGTTCAATCTCAAGCGGAGACTCCAGAAGAGCCGGAAGAGTTGCAACAGGAAGCCCCCGACCTAGAGGACAAGGCTGAGACCGTAGCAGAAGAGGAGACAGTATCTGAAGATCAAGAAAGCGGTGAATCTGAAGATATGTCGTTGGCTTTGAAAAAAGCCGAAAAAGCAATGAAAGGCGCACAGTCGAGAATGACGAAAGCCACGCAAGAAGCGGCTGACTTGAAGCGGCAAAATGCCGACCTGCTCAAAAGCCTTGCGGAGCTTAAAGTTCAAGTTGTTGAGCAACAGCGAGATGATGGAAAGCTTGCACAGTTAAGGGAAGATTATCCTGACCTTGCAAGTCCACTGTTAGACGAACTGAAGCGAACACAGGACGAGGTTAAAGCCCAAAAAGAAGCCCTTGATAAGCAAGAGCAGAACAAGATAGATGAACGGAATGATAAAGCCGCTGAGGCTCATTTTGGTCGAATACATGCAGAACATCCTGATGTAGATTCCATCGTGGAATCCGCTGACTGGTTGAACTGGCTGGAAGATCAAGATACTCAGACTAAAGACTGGATTCAGACTGGCTCGTCTAACGATGTTAATACTGTTCTTTTCAAGTTTAAGGACGACATGGGTTATAAGCCGCCCACACCGCGAGAGCGGGTTCTAGAGAAAGCAAAATCGGTTGCAGAACCGAAGATGCCAAAATCTCGAAAGCCTACAACGAAAGGTGGAGCTAAAAACTACACCGTCGATGAGATCATGCGAATGCCTAACCATGTATTTGAAGAGCATCAGCAAGAAATTCTCAAGGCGATGGAAGGTGGCAAGATCCGCCGATAACTTCTTCTCAAACACGGAATTGCTGGAGAGACAATTAAAGGTATAAGTAAATGTCTTTTTCACAATTTTCAACAGGCACTACTTCTGAGGTGAATTTCATCCCAGAGGTGTTTAGCAAGCTTTTGCAAGCTAAATTTTATAAAAAGTCTGTACTTCCTGCGATCTCTAACACTGATTATGAGGGTGAAATCTCTGGTCAAGGTGAAAAGGTTGTAATCCGTACAGTTCCTGCTGTAACTATCAACGACTATGCTGGCACGATCACAACTCAAGAGTTGACTACTGCCAAAGTAGAAATGTTAATTGATAAAGCTAAGTACTACAGCTTTAAGGTTGACGATGTATTGGCGGCTCAGGCTGATATCGATTTACTGGATAAGGCGTCTAGCGATGCTTCTGAAGGTATGCGTATCGCTGTTGAGACTGACGTATTGAGTTCCTCTGTTACTGGAGCAACTACAATCGGATCTCAGACTACTGTTACTGCGTCAAATATCTTGACTTCAATTCTCGACATGTCTACTACTCTTGACACGCTCAACATCCCTGAAGAAGGTCGATATATCGTTCTTTCTCCAGAGTTCGTTAGCTTGCTCAAGCAGTCAGAGTTACGTCAGGCGTACTTAACTGGTGATTCTACTTCACCTCTTCGTAACGGTAAGGTTGGTACTGTAGATCGTTTCACTGTATATCAGTCAAACATGCTCTACACCCCATCTTCTGGTACTGACAGCGGCTACACTCACGTTCTAGCTGGTCACCCTAAAGCTCTTTCTTTCGCGTCACAGTTCACTAACACTGAAACTGTTCGTATGGAAAGCACTTTTGGCGATCAAGTTCGTGGTCTAAAGGTTTACGGCTCTAAGGTCGTTACTCCAGACGCACTTTGCGTAGGTAAGTGGACTTAATAGTCCAGCCGGATAGGGGGGGCAACCCCCCTGTTTTAATGATAGAGGTCAGGCATGACAGGAACTAAAACCAAAAAAGATGAGATTTTTGAAAAGGCGCAAGACGAGTTTGGCACAAAGCTAGACCGAAGGCTGACGCTTTCCCAGCTTGAAGATCAAATGAAATCCTTAGCGAGAGATAAGAAAAACCCTCCTAAAGAAATTGAGAAGCTCATCCCTAAAACGGTAAAAAACGTCATTACTGGTAATGTTTTTGATTACAACCCTTTATTTAAGGGTAACCCTGACTTGCAAGTAATCGAGTGGGAGAACACTGATGGCAACAACTAAGGTTGTAGATATTCTAGACCGCGCTAGCATTATCTTGCAGGACAGCACTAACGTCCGATTTCCAAACGCGGAACTATTAAAATTTTTCAATGATGCCCAGCGAGAAGTTGTGCTTCATCGACCAGACGCCAAAATGGTCAACGCGACTTTAGCTTTAGCGTCAGGTAGCAAACAAACACTTCCAGCCACAGCTTTACGCCTTATAGAGGTAATTAGAAATGTGAGCGGAAGAGCAGTTACTCAAGTAGCTCGAAGAATACTAGATGAAACTTTGCCTAACTGGCATGAGACTACTGCCGGAACCAACAAAATTGAACACTATGTTTATGATGCGGCTGACCCAAAAAACTTCTATGTGTATCCAAAAGCTGTTTCGGGTACTCACTCATTAGAGGTTGTTTATAGTTCAGCAACGTCAGACATAGCAATCAGTAATTTTTCAACAGATACAACCGTTATATCGATAGACGATGTTTACGCGAACTGCTTGTTAGACTATGTCCTTTACAGGTCTTACCAAAAAGATTCTGAGTTTGCTGGCAATGCCCAGCGAGCGATGATGCATTATCAAAGTTTTGCTAATGCTTTAGGCGTAAAAACTCAGGCTGATAGCGCAGTGACTCCATTCCCAGACAGTGCAGGTAGAGGCTAGTGAAATATTCTGATTTTTCTCCATATGTGCGCCCAGAGGTGCAAGGTTGCCCCGATTTTGTTTTAGAGCGAGCGGTGAGAGATTCAGCTATTGAGTTTTGTCGGCGAACGGATATTTATACGCCGGAACCAGAGTTTATTACGATTATCAGCGGACTCAATGAGTATGCAGTATCGCTACCGACAGGAACAGAGTTAAACCACATTTTAGATGTTTTCAATGACAAGGTTGCCTTAGAGCCTATTAGCTACAATCAGCTTTTATTAAAGCTAGGTGATGAGAATACTACTGGAACTCCTAAGTATTACGCGCAGAGAGATAATGCCGATTTTTATGTTGCGCCAATCCCTGCTGACGCAGACTCATTTAGAGTGCTTTACTCCGTTAAACCCACCTCCTCCAGCACCAGTATTCCCGACACGATTGGTAAAGAGAATAGAGAGCTAATTTCTCATGGGGCTTTATACCGCCTTCAGATGATGTCAGGTCAACCATGGTCAAACCCTTCAGCCGCAGGTTCTAATAAGCAACTTTTTGAGCGTGAAGTGGGTCGGGCTATTCGTCAAGTTAAGTACGGTTTTTCTGGTGGATCTCTTACTGCTAAACCGAGGGCATTTATCTAATGGCTTATTTGACTACGATTGATCTTGTTTCCAGCGACCAATTACCGGAAATTGAGATAACACTTAAAGACTCTAACACTGCGGCAAGTGGATCTATTCTTGACCCTGATGATGCAACTACATTTGCTCCCCTAGACTTAACTAGCGGCACAGTCAGAATGAGAGTCAGAAAAGTTGGATCGACTACCTTAACAGATACTTTGGTTGGAACTGTAACTAACGCTACTGAAGGAAAGGTTACCTTTGTTTTCAACAGTGATACTTTAGCCTCTAGCGGAGTATTAGAGGGCGAAATAGAGTTTTCCGATTCTCAGAGCCGAACCCAAACGGTAGTTGACCTTATAAAGTTCAAAGTCCGATCACAGTTCGGGTAAGACGATATGGCGATCCGAGCCAGTATCAAATACAGGTCACTTGCGCTAACGGCTTCTTTTCGTAAGCTAAGTCTGACTGCAAGAATTCCTACAGCAACGGCTGTGGTAACCGAAAAAAACCTGCATATGGATGCTTCATACAGAAGCATTTCTACTGATATTGGTTACACGAAGCTTGAGGCTTTGGCAAGCTGGCAAAATCTTTTCATGCATGACATTACAGTCAATGCAGAAAGAACAATTTACACGTTTAATGATGCAGTACCGTTTTTAGAATTGACCGAAATGGATGTAGGTCTTGCCTTAGGAGATAGTTTTTCCTTCTCTGAGGCAATGGCAATGTCTCTTGATGTTGTAAAAGCTGACACCTTCCCTATGATCGAAAGCATCTACACTGAGCTTACGATGTTTAGGACACTCAGTGACCAGCAGTCGATCTCTGACAGTTCAGTAATGTCCGTACATTCTGCTCAATCGGATCAGTCGCAAATTATAGATGCTATATCGCTAGCGATGGCGTTTGGTAGGTCATTTGATGACTTAGTTAGTTTTGCCGATCAAGCTACTTTCGGCACATCTAAGATTGAATCAGACTTGGTGTCCATGGTGGAAAGCATTTCACTTTCTCCTTCTGTTACTGTATCTGACTCTGCAACCATAACAGACGCAATTATAGCGACAGTCGGACAAATAAGATTAGACTCATTTGGCATGTCAGAGTCGCTGTCCGTGACTAGACCACCGTTTACGTTTACGCAGTCAGGCGATGTTGTAACTGTTACCGGAGTGCCTGAGGACACATTTGGGTTTAGTGATAGTAATGTATTT